CGCAAGTTGAAGTGTTCACTAGGTACGGGTCCTGTTTGATCTTTGAACTGAAGATCGGACCCGGTTGGAAAAATCCGGCACTTTGGTGCCGGTTGTTGCCATTCTGTGTAACAACCCACGAACAACGTACTGGTTCATGATTGCTATCACTGTCCACGTGACATACATTGGCTTCTGTAAATGTTTTGGCTCAGTTTCGAGGCGCTGCCCGACCCAATCCATAACACTTGCATTCAATGTCTGTGATATAGACAAATCCGCCTGCAAAGCACCCATCCTCATCAACTTGCGCTCTCGTAATGCTTCATTCAAGAGGTTAATGTAAATTGGTACTTCTTGGGCGGTATTGTACATATCTTGGAGTAGCACAACCTCCCCCACCTTTTCTTTGAGCTTCGAACCATTGCGGTCAAATTTGATGAACCAATTCCGAATCTCTTTGGTGGTGCTTCCTTTGAAATAAAAGGATTCACCTATAGTAGTGTCGGTGGTTTCATTAACCTGGTATTGCTCGCCAACGCTGCAACAACAGCAAAGCGTGGCCAATTTGATCCGGCAGGCATTTAAACAATTAACAAAACCTCTCTTTTCTTTGATTAAAGAGTTCAGGTAAATGTAAAAAGGTCGGACGGCAAAAAGTGAGTTAGGATCTGTTTCCTCTTTCCACAACCTCTCGCCCGCATCAATAGTGCAAATAGGTGATTCGGGCATAACCTCCCGGCCTGGAGGGAGAATGTTGATAACTGGCGAAGACTCTTCTACTTCGTAAACGAAGTCTCTGCTAATAGCAGGTGCGGCCGAAGCCGAAAGTCCAGTTTCAACATGTACGTAGGTGGTTGTGGGTTTCTCAGTATCGACGTCTGGTACTACGTCCACTGAGATGTGCTCTGATTCAACGCTTTCTTTTGTCTCCTCAGTGTTAAAGGGAGCGAAAGGTTCTTCCTCAACTGTCACATATGCACTGTAATCGTGCTTCCATTCATCATTCGGCTCCCAATCGTTACTCACCGAGGAATCAGCTTCCTGCTTTTCTTTCTCGATTAGTTCAGCAAAATGGACGTCTGGAGGGCATCCGCAATGTCCGTGCGTATCCCTGTTTGGACAGTCAGCGGCGGTCTCTGTGATACGACACAAAGTCCACCGGGCAGTGACTTTAGGTTTCGGTTTTCCCTCTGCAATGCGGCGCTCAGCGCCTTGCTTCCGTGCCTTGCGATGAAAGTGTCCATAGAGTGAACAATTCACATGGTCACACTCGGCAATTTTGCAGGTGAATTCCTGTTCCTTCAATTGTAATGGCGCCTCCTGAGGGCGAGGCTGAACATGTGGTACCACACCGTTTTTGCGGTTCCTTGGTAATGGTCCTTTGTTCTTTCGGGAAGGTGGGCC